ATCCGCTCAACGCCGTGTTGGCGTTCCTCACGAAAGGCACCCCGCTGCCCGATGTCGCGCCGCCCATCACGATCCTCACGATCTCCGAGGGCCAATGGACGACCGTCCATCGCGTCGGCTACGAGGAGTTCGGGACCATCCTGCTGGAACTGGACGACAACGAGCAGCCCCTGCGGGCCTACCGCAAGCCGGAGCCACGGGCGTGAGCTTCAAGCGCGGGGAACCCGTCCACCTCTGGTGGCGCAAGCAGGTCGTCGCCAGTCGCGTGCTGGAGGTTCGCAGACGCCTGCTCGTCGTCGCAGGACCGGAGGGGCCACTCACCGTGCCTCGTCAACGCGTCTGGCGTCCCTCGGAGCGCCCAGAGCTTCACCCCGGAAAACCGGGGCCGCGCCCGCGATGCGACAATCGAGCTTCCCCTCCGGGGGGAACGGGGGGGTTCCGAGGGGGCTGTCGGTTCTCCGACACCCACCTTCGCTCGAAAAGCGAAGCGCCTCCGTGGTGAAGAGATCTCAGGGGGGGCCGCTACTACCCCCGTCTGGACGCGGTCGCGTTCAACGTGGGGCAACCTAGCGGTCTACAGCCCCATGTCCGGTTGTGGGATTATCAACAACTTACGGGTGGTGAGAATCTTTTCACAGTGTGCCATTCTGAGACACGCGTGGCACACTTCATGTTAGGTGCTGGAAGTTGTTGCAAACGCGCCACTTCGCGGTAAGGGTCAAGTGCCCTAACGTCCAAATATGCGAAAAGCCCAATGTTTCGTGCCCGGTCGCCCGGTGCCCCAAGGGTCGATGCGGTCGCTCGGGAAGGGGCGCATGACGCACAACAGCGTCCATCTCAAGGCGTGGCGCACCGCCGTCGGCTGGGCCATGCGGGCCGCGCTGGGCACCGAGCCGCCGACCGAGGGCGAGGTCTGGATGAAGCTCCACTTCGTCGTCCAGCCCCGGCGGCAGGGCGACGCGCCCGACCTCGACAAGCTGGTGCGGGCGGTGCTCGACGCCCTAACGGGCATCGCCTATCTGGACGATAAGCAGGTCGTCGCCATCAACGCCCGGCGCACGCTGCTCGGGCCTGACGCGCTCGCCAGCGACCGCGAGGGCGTCACCATCGAACTGGAGCCGCGATGAGCAGCACCGAGCCGTTCGACCTCGTCAGCCACCCCGACGCGCACTCCAACCTGCTGCGCGAGCGGCTGCTGCAGTTGTCGCTGGCCTCGGCGCTGGCGCTGCCCGGCGAGCGGTGCGTGGTCAGCGCCCGCGACCTGCACGACGTGACGACGCAGGCGCTGGACCTGACGCAGGAACTGCTGATGCTGCGGCGCTGCCTGATCGTGTTCATGCGCGCGTCGCACGTCGAGGCGCTCGCGCTGCCGTTCGCCGAGACGGTGCTGGCCTCGACGGTGCCGCTGCGCGTGAAGCACGACCCGCACGCGCTGCCCGACCTGCTGCAGTTGCTGCTCGACGGCGAGGGCTTCGTGACGGTCAGCAGCAGCGCCTACGCGTCGCCTCCGGCGCTGTTCGACAGCGAGGGCCAGAGCGAGGCCGCGCGGCTCAGGGCGGCGCTCATCGAGGCGCGGCAGGCCATCGTCAACGCGGGCGGCAGCGACACGGTGCTGGCGCTCATCGACGTGAGCTTGCGGTAGGATACCCAGCCATGCCGCACCGCCTGCTGCTCGCGCTGCCCCTGCTCGGTCTGCTGGCGGGGTGCTCGACGCTCTGCGGCTGCTCCGAGGACAAGAGCGTCTCCGTCATCGCGCCCGACCCGCCTGCGCCGCCGCCAGCGGTCCACGTCATCGACTTCCACGTCACGGGGACGGACCCCGGCACGGTGGAGATCACGCTCACGTCGAGCACCGAGGGGACGAGCACGATCCGCACGAACCTGCCGTGGTTCTCGACGCTGAAGACCACGCGCACGTCGAGCTTCCTCTCGCTGTCGGCGAAGGACCGCGACTTCTTCAGCGGCACCATCACGGTGCAGATCTTCGTGGACGGGCAACTGTTCCGCGAGGCGAGCGTGACGGGGTTCAACCCGGTCGCAGCCATCGACGGCACATGGACGAACTGATCCGCGTGCGGCTCATCGGCTACCTCGGTCGCCCGGCGTTCATGGTGCGGCAGCAGCCTCGGCGCATCGGGCGGGCGGGGCTGCGTCCGTCGGTGACGCAGGACGAACTGGTGTCGCTGCACGCGTGGTTCCGCATCCCGCGCCGCGAGATCGACGCGGTGGTGGTGGCGCGGCAGGCCGCAGACCGGGCACGCGGGGCGGTGAACAAGGCGGTGGCGGCGCACGCGCACGGCGGGCTGTCGCCGTTCGACGCGGAGTGGCAGGGCGCAGCCGCCGAGTGTGCGGCGAGCCGGTGGCTGGGTCAGCCGGTGCGGACGCACGCGCCCGACCTCGGCTGGGACTTCCTGCACGACGGCAGGACGCTCGACGTGAAGGGCACGGCGCATCGAGACGGGGTGCTCTACTTCCCGTCGCTGGCCGCGTTCAAGGCCGACGAGGCTGCGCTGGGGGTGATCGCGTGAAGCCTGCGATGCCCGACATGGCCGACACGGTCTTCTGCGCCCTCGCGCATCTGCCCGACCTCGGCGCGGCGTTCGCGCTCAACGGCGAGGGCGAGGCGCTGCTACGGCTGTCGCTGGACCCGGCGAGTGTGGCCGGGCTGACCGACGTGCTGCAGGCGCTGCGGAACCGCACGTTCTACGTCGCGCTGGTCGCGACACCGAAAGGGGCACGCCATGCCCGTGAAGACGAAGGCACCGGATCGGTTTCCGAATCGGAACCGCAAGCCGAGGAAACCCCGGAAGCCGAGGGGCCGCGCCCTCGCCGCCGCCGCCGAGTACCTGCTGACAAACCCGACCGCCGCACTCATTGACAAGCACACCGGCAAGCCGGATGGCGAGCGGATCATCGAGGCGCTGAGTGTGCTCGCGACGGGGACGGGCGAGCAGGTCGCGAAGTTCTTCGGCGGCTACTACCGGCTGCGGGCGCGGGACCGGCAGGCGGCGCTCAACGTGCTGGAGCAGCGGCGCTTCGGGCGGGTGCCGCAGATCGATGAGGTGCCGAGCGAGCACCGGCCCACGACCATCGTGAACGTGTTCACGACGAGCGAGGAGTTTGCGTTCGTCACCGCGCAGCAGCCGAAGCTGGTTGGCTCGACGCGCGCGTTGCCCACTGGAGAGCCTGATGACCGAGACGGCTGACACCGCCGACCACGACCCGACGATCCTCGCGGCGCGGACGCTGATCGGGCGGCTGCGGGCGAGCACCTACGAGGCGGGCGTGCCGCCGCCGGAGACGCCGCCGCCGTGGTGGAAGTTCGACGCCGAGGACGACGCCGCGCTGCGGCTGGTGCTCGACTTCACGCTGACGGAGAACACGCGCACGGTGCTGCGGCGCAACGAACGCTACGCCCAGTTGCTGCACTGCGCGATGCTGCGGCTCTGCGACCACGGCGAGACGGCGAACAGCAGCACGCTGGTGCGCGAGATCCGCGACCTGCTCGGAGGCGCGTGAACGCCCGTCGTCTCATCTGGTGGCTGGCGCTGGTGCTGCTGGTGATACTGTTTTCGTGGTGGCTGGACCGACGATGACGCCCTGCGCGATCTGGGCCGAGCGCGTGGACACGTCAGGCTACGGCGTGCTCTGGTTCGCAGGCCGGGCGCAGAAGGCACACCGCGTCGCCTACGCGCTCACGAAGGGGCCGGTCCCTGCCGGGCACCACCTCCATCACCTCTGCGGCGTGCGGCGCTGCTGCAACCCGGAGCACCTCGACCCGGTCACCCCGAGCCGTCACCGTCGCGTGCATCGCCGTGCGACCTGCGCTCGCGGGCACTCGATGGCGAACGCCATCGTGACGAAGCTCGGGACGCGCAAGTGCCGGGTCTGCCACAACGCGGCGAAGCTCCGCTGGTTCCATGCCCGAAGTTAAAGACTTTTGGAACCCCGTACAAAGCGCGTTCCTGCTCGCCGATGCCGAGCGGTGGCCCTACGTGGACTTGGAGGGAGCCGTCCGCGCCGGGAAGACGACGCCGCTGGTGGCGAAGAGCGCGGCCTACTGCGTGGACTACCACGGCATCCACGGCGCGCTCTGCCGGTGGACGCAGGACGCGCTCGACGCGCAACTGAAGCCGCGCTGGCGTGACTGGTGCGCGACGCACGGCATCCGGCTGCAGTGGCACGGCGACGAGGAGTACGACGAGATCCTCGGGACCGGGTCGCGGGTCTACCTGCGGGCGCTGAAGAGCGCCGAGGAGACGAGCCGCTACGGCAAGCTGGCGGGCCTGACGCTGGCGTTTCTCGGCATCGACCAGCCCGAGGAGGTGCCCGAGGACGTGTATCGGCACTACGTGCCCGCGCGGCTGTCGCAGCCGGGCTACCCGCATCAGGTGCTGCTCACGCCGAACCCGCCGGGGCTGACGCACTGGATCGCGCAGGACTTCCCCGAGCGCAACGGCAAGGCGGGCTACCTCTACCTGCGGACCAGCGTCTACGACAACCGGCACAACCTCGGCGACGACTACATCGCGAAGCTGGAGGAGGCGTATCCCGAGGGGCACGCGCTGCGGCGGCGCTTCATCGAGGGCAAGCGCGGCCTGAGCATCGTGGGCAAGCCGGTGTATGCGGGCTGCTTCAACGCGCGGATCCACGCGCAGCGGCTGCGCCTGAACGGCAACGTGCCGCTGCTGGAGGGGTGGGACTTCGGGCACTCGCACCCGGCGGTGGTGTGGGCGCAGATCCTGCCGTGGGGCGAACTGCGGGTGCTCGGCGGCATCCTCGGCACGGACCAGTTCATCGAGGACTTCGCGCCGATGGCGGTGGCGCAGCGGGCGCTCTGGTTCGGCGGGACGCCGGATGTCGATGGCGAGCGGAAGCTGCCGTGCGAGGTGTGGAGCACGGGCGACCCGGCGGGCGACCAGAACAATTCGCAGGGCACCCGGGTCAGCGCCGCCGACGTGCTGCGCGAGTATGGCGTGATGCTCTACACCATCGGCGGGGCGAACCATCCCGACGCGCGGGACCGCTGCATCCAGCACCTCGCGGGCTACATGAAGCGGCTGACGCGGCAGGGCGCGGCGTTCACGGTGGACCCCGACCGCTGGCTCGTCGTCGCGCCGGAGGGCGTCATCGAGAGCACGCACTTCATCGACGCGCTGGAGGCGGGCTACATCTGGGACGCGCGGAAGATCGCGCACTCGGTGTCGCCGAACACGCGCCGCGCGTTCAAGGACGGGTTCTACGACCACGCGATGAACGCGGTCGAGTACATCGTGCTGGCCTACGGCCCGGCGCAGCCGACGAAGGTGGACGCCGACAAGGAGCAGCAGCGGGCGCAGCGGCAGATGCAGCAGGACCGCGACCCGGCGGATGTGAAAGTGGCGCACCGTGTGGGTGGGCGCTGGGGCGGGTCGAATAGTCGCCGCCGCTGAGTCGTGCTATCGTGAGCGCCGCCTGCGAGGTCATCATCATGGCGAAGAGTTCCGCCCCGTCGAAGAGCGCCGCGAAGCGTGAAGCCGCTGAAGAGCGGGCCGAGCCGAAGGGCAAGCAGAGCAAGGCCGAAGAGAAGGCCGAACGCAAGTAACTCGTCCCTCAAACTGGAGCACCGAACCCATGCGATCAGTCGTTGCGCTCATCACGTTCCTCGGCGAGGCACCGTATCCCGACAACACGCTGCCCTCGCCACAGCCGAAACCGCCGTGGGCGGGCGGGCCGGGGGGACCGGGCACTCAGCCGCCCGTGTATCCGTCGCACCCGATCTATCGGCCCCCGTACCCGTCGCAGGGGTTGCCGCCGTTCCCCGACAACAGCCTGCCGGGTCAGCCGCCGTATCCGTCGCAGGGCTTGCCGCCGTTCCCGTCGCACCCCATCGTGCTGCCGCCCGGCATCCCGCAGCCGCCGCTGGGCATCTGGGGACCGGGGTTCCCGTATCCCGACAACACGCTGCCGACGCCGCCCGCGCAGCCCGGCCACCCAGTGAACCTGCCGTCGCAGAATCCAGACGGTGGCTGGGTCTACGCGTTCGTGCCCGGCGTGGGCTGGGTCTGGGCCTACAAGCCCAGCGACGCGCGGCCTGACAACACGCTGCCGACGCCGCCGGTCGAGGGCGAGACGCCCGAGATCAATCCGCTCTGACGGCGATGCGCGTCTACCACGTCGTTCTCAGCGACGGCAAAGAGCGCGATGTCACCGCGCACGAAGTGCTCGTCCATAACGGGTCGCTCGTCTTCAGGAATGAGGCGGGCGACGACATCCTGATTTACGCCGACACCGCGTGGTTCGCGGTCGAGGTGAGCCGTCTCGATGACAAGTAGGAGGCTTCCCACGGCGTCGTGCGCCCCGTCAACCGGCGCGACCTGACGGCTCCGATCACTGCGCCCATGTCGGACAACCAGACGTGGGCGCAGTGCCGTCGCTGCGGGCACGGCTACCGGGTGGCGGCGGTGCCCGGCGTGCTGCACGTCTCGGTCGGCGACTGTTACCCGCTGCCACAACGTCAAGGAGCGACCCATGCAAACATCCGGCACGTTCCCCGCGCTCAACCAGCCGCGCAAGCCCTCGCGCAAGCCCAAGGTCAGCAAGCCGTCGAAGAAGTAAGCCCGTGCCTGCCCCGCCGCCCACCGTCTACCCGCGTCCGAACCGCCGCAAGCTGACGCCGCCCACGCTGGGCAAGTCGCCGTTCGACGTAAAGCTCACCGCCGAGCAGAAGACCGAACTGGTGCAGATGCTCGCCGAGGAGATCGACCGGGCGCTTGCCGCGCGGGGGCCGATCATCAACCCCGGCGGCGACCTCGACTACTGGCACTGGCTCTACAAGCAGGGCAAGCGGAACGTGAAAGACCTGCCGTTCCCCGGTGCCGCCGACCTCTCGACGTGGATCATCGCGGAGAAGGTCGATGCGATGCGGGCGCGGTTCTGCAAGACGATCTTTGTCGAGCCGGTGTGGGTCGTGGACGGGTGGGGCGCAGCCGCGCCGCGCGCGTCGCTGGTCGAAGAGTTCCACCAGTGGAAGCAGGAAGAGGAGCGGCTGCAGGGCTGGTTGCAGCGCACGCTGCAGTTGGCGCTGATCGAGGGCACGGGCGTGCTGGAGTGCTCCGAGAAGGCCGACATGATCAAGCGCCGGAAGGTGCGGCAACTGCTGCCCGAGACGACGCCGGGGGCGCAGGACGGCGACCCCGACCTGATCGTGGCCGATGACCGGGGCGTCGTCGCGCCCGCGCTCGACGCGCAGGGCGCGGTGATGGACGCGGAGAACCCCGACGAGACGGGCGCGGTCACTGCGCCCGTGGACGAGTTCGTGCCGGTGCGGCGCGGCCCGAGCTACCGCAACGTGTCGCTGCGCGACTTCCTGATCCTCCCGGCGCACGCGCAGGACGACAGCGAGGTGTGGTGCTACGCCAAGCGGTTCTGGCGGCGGCTGAAGGAACTGAAGAGCCGCGCGAAGAGCGGCCTCTACGACAAGGACGCCGTCGAGGGGCTGAGTGCCACCAGCGATCGTACGCGCAGCGAACTGCCGCAGAGCGTGCAGGCCGCAGGCATCGACGTGGCCGCGCAGTCGAGTGAGACGACCATCGAAAAGGAACTGTGGGAACTGCACGTCCTGCTCGACCTCGACAACGACGGCAGCGAGGAGTGGTACATCATCACGCTCTCCGCGATCCACCGGCAGATCCTGCGCGTGCAACTGGACGACATGGGGATGCCGCGCTACCTGCTGTTCCGTCCCGCGCCCAACCCGCTCAACGTCTACGGCGACAGCCACGTCGATAAGCTCGCGAGTATCGGCGAAGAGCACATGGGCACGCGCAACGCCATCGCCGACCGCAGCAACCTCGTCAACAACGCGCCGATCAAGCGCCTGCGGAACAGCGGCTGGGACATGGACGAGGAGCCGTGGGGCGTCGGCGCGGTCATCACCGTGCAGGATATGCAGGACGTGCAGCCGGTGACGCTGCCCGACGTGCCCGGCTCGATGGCGGGGCGCGAGCAGGCGGTGATCGACGCCGCCGAGCGGCTGTCGGGGCTGAACGACGTGACGCTCGGCAGCGCGCCGCAAGAGTCGCGCACGCTCGGCGAAGTGCAGATGGTCACCGAGCAGAGCTTCGTCCGCATCGAAGAGCAGGTCCGCAACCTGCAGGAGACGATGGAGGACTTGTTCAAGATCCGCCACGAACTGTGGCGGCGTGCCGCCGACGAAGCGCCGCTGGAACCGAGCGAGCGGTTCATGCAGCAGTTGCAGTTCCGCTCCATCGACATGGCCGAGGGCGGCATCGACGGGCAGGCGCTCGCGGGGACGTTCCACGGCAAGCCGCACGGCAGCGTCGAGAGCGCGGACAAGTCGAAGCAGCGGTCCAACTACAACGGGTTCATGCAGGTCATGGGCGGGTTCGCGCAGATGAACCCGACGCTGCAGCAGGTCTTCGCCAGCCCCGACGTGATCATCCCGCTGTTTGAGCAGGCGCTCTCGCTCTACGACTCGCCGAACAAGGGGCAGATGATGCGCTCGCTGCGGCAGTGGCAAGTGCAGACCGAGCAGCAGGCGCAGATGGCCGCGCAGCAGCCGCCACCGGGACCGCCCGGTGCCCAGCCCGGCGCTCCACCGCCTCCCGGCGGGCCTCCAGCGGGCGCTGGGGCACCCCCACCGCCGGGAGGGCCGGGTGCCCCGCCACCGGGACCGCCGCCGCAAGGCGGGCCTCCTGCGCCGCCGCAGGGGCCACCGCCGGGTGGACCGCCGCCGCCGATGATGGGCGGGATGCCGCCGCCGCCCCCGGACCAGCCCGACGTGGTGCCGGGGATGGGGCAGATGCCGCAAGTGCCGCCTGACCTGCTGGCGCAGATGTCGCTGGCGATGTCCGCGCCGGGCGGGGTGCAGTAGTGCCGCGTCGCCGCCTGCCCGTCGTGGCCGACCCTGATGCGGTGCTGCAGCGGGCCAACGATCTGGAGGCGCTGCTCGTCTCGCCGGGCTGGGCGTGGCTCTGTGTCGAGGCGAACAAGCTCTACGGCCAGCGCACGTTCGTGGAGCAAGTCGAGCAGGTCGTGCGCGTGGGCGGGACCAGCGAGGCCATCGCGGCCCGCACGATCTCGCTGACCGCCGCGCGGATGGCCGCAGGGGCGCTCATCAACCTTCCGGGTGAGACGCTCGCGGACCTGAAGCGCAAGCTCGCGACGCAGCAGGGCGATGCGCCGTCGCCCGGCCTCGGAGCCAACGTCGAGGTGTCCCGTGGGGATGCAGACGCGCACTGACCTCATCCCGAGCGTGTCGATGCCGCTGACGCTGCGGCCCGACCTCGTCCTGCTCGCGCTGCCGCCCCGCCACGCGGAGAGCTTCCGGGGCGGGCTGATCATGTTGCACACCGAGGGCCGCGACCGGCGCGGGCTGGTGCTGAAAACCGGAGACGCGGTGACCGCCGTGCAGTTCTTCGACCACGTCATCTTCGACAGCTTCGCCGCTGAAGAGGTGACGGTGGACGAGTGGCCGTGCGTGCTGGTGCCGGAGGCGGCGCTCGACGCCGTCGTGGAGAGTGACTGATGGCCGACGTAGTCCTTGAAGACGCCGCAGGCGGGATGCCGCCCGCGACCGCACAGACCCTGCCGCAAGCCCCGCAGCCGCCAGTCGAGCCGCCGCCGCCTGACCTGACGCAGCCGCTGGCCGACCCCGACGACGCCGAGGAGCCGCCTGCGCCCGGCGACGACGACCTGCCCGAGGGCGAAGAGCCGCAACCGCAGGGCCGACGCAGCGTCGTCGGCGATCTGGTGCGCGAGCGCGAGCGGCGGCAGACCGTCGAGAACAACCTGCAGCAGTCGCAGGAACTGCTGCGGCAGGTCATGTCGCTGCCCGGCGGGATGGAACTGCTGCAGGCCGCGACGACCGGCCAGCCGCTGCCGCGCCGTCCCGGCGAGATGAGCGCCGACGATCAGGCGCTGGTGCAGGAAGCGACCGAGGTCGCGCAGGATCTGGGCCTCTACGACGCGCAGGGCCAGCCCGACCTGAAGACCGCCGCGCGGATCGTCATCCGCGACCGCAAGCGCACCGAGACGATGCTGCGGCAGGCGCTCGGGCCGCTGCAGCAGCAGACGCTGTCGCTGGCCGCGCAGCCGGTGATCAACCGCGTGCTCGGCGTCGCGGAGCAGTTCGGCATCGACAAGAACCTCGTCTGGCAGGGGCTGCAGGCGACGCCGCCCGAGCACCTCAACAACCCGGAAGTGCAGCAGGCGGTGCTGATGATGGCGCTCGGCACGCAGACGATGTTGCAGTCGAACCAGTCGCGGGCCACCGGCACGGGCGGGCAGCAGCCGCGCGGGATGCCGCTGCAGCGCATGGGCGCACGGCCCCCGATCTTCACCGAAGCGCCCGGCGGCAGGCCGAGGGCGTCGGCGCAACTGGACGACGTGTTCCGCGAGCGGCTGCGCTCGACGGGCATGAAGGACGAAACGATCAACGCGTCGCTGGCGAACTTCGTGCCCGGCGCACCGAACCGCTTGGAGTAGCCCATGTCCCGAGTGAAGTCGCGGCTGGAGATCGAAACCGAGAAGCTGCAGCGCGGCGTGAAGCAGCGCCTGAAGGAAACCGTCGCGTCGCAGCGCAAGGTCGCCGACGACGATCTGGTCGAGGCGTTCAAGGACTTCGCGAACATCGAGGTCGCCGGGCGGCGGTTGACGGATCCGAACCTGCCCAACGCGCTGCCGATCCGCCTGAAGGACGAGCCGGAGGAGCACGAAGACCCGCGTGGCATCCGGCGCAAGTGGTACCTGCGCTGGATCAACCTCGCGATGCCGAACCGGCACCACATCGCGCAGCAGTCGCTCGGCTACGCGCCCGTGCGCTGGGACGAACTGCAGACCGCCGACGTGATCAGCAACCCGTCGAAGACCGACGAGTTCGTGCGCCGGAGCGAGGGCGGCAAGGAAGCCCTGATGAAGATGCCGATGGCGCTCTACCGGCGCATCAAGGCGAAGCAGCATGAGCGGCACGCGCGGACGATGACGGGCCGTGCGTTGAAAGAGTCGGCCATCGCCGCCGCTGTCGCGCGGGGGTTGTCCCCGGAGGACACCGAGGCCGTCGGAGAGGTGGTCGGCTCGATCAAGGTCGGGCGCGACCGGCTCGTCTCGCCCGACGCGAACCCGCTCGATGCGGCGGCAAACGAAGACCCCCAGCCCTAGGAGACGCCATGTCGATCATCGGCCTGCTCGTTGCGCTGCTGCTGTTCTGCCTGCTCGTCTGGGCCTCGCAGGCGCTGCTGACCGCCTTCGGCATCGCCGACCCGCTCCGCACTGTGATCTGGGTCGTCGTCGTGATCCTCGGCGTGCTGATCATCCTCGGGTATCTCGGCGCGCCGCTCCCGACCTACGGACACCTCCGGCCTTGACAGTCGAGGCCACGCAGCCGTAACCTCATCGCCGACCGGCAGGGGCAGACGGCTCTCGCGCCAAGGGACTTACTCCAGTGGGTTCCGACCGCGCAGGGCACTCTCGCCCCTGCTAGTTTTCGCCTCCCCGATGTCACGCGCGTCGGGGCACACGGTGTGACCTGCAGTGCGTGCTGCTGCTCGCTGGCCCGGTTGGCCGCTGGCGACTGCGTCGAGGCCAACCCGCAACCCCGAAGACATTCGTCTGCGCTCCCCGCGCGGACTCTCAGGGCGAGGGTTTTCTCATGGTGACTTTCACGGTCGGAGCCGGTGACGGCTTCCGCGAACTGCGTCAGACGCGGATCATGTATTTCCTTGAAGGGGCGGCGCAGACCTTCAAGACGGGCGCGGTGGTGATCCTCACCGCCGGGAAGGCCGTGAAGGGCGCAACCGCTGCGGTCGCGACCATCCTCGGCATCGCCGCCGAAGCGGCCAGCGGCGTCACCGACCGGAAGATCGGCGTGCTCGTCGCCGACGAGAACAGCGAGTTCCAAGGCCGCGTGCAGGACACGGGCGTGCTCGCGCTGGCGCTGGTCGGCGGGCAGTTCGGCCTCGTCCTCGACGCCGTGGGCGGCAAGGACATCTTCCGCGTGAACATCGCGGACACGACCAACAAGGCCGTCGTCATCACCGAACTGATCGACGCGGTCGGCGACGTGAACGGGCGGGTCGCGTTCAAGTTCCTCAACGCGGTGCGGACGCCGCAGCAGTCGTAGTCGCGCTCATCAGTCCCACTAGGAGCCAGCCATGCAAGTACGTGGAACTTTTGCGGCGCTGTACGACAACGTCGATAAGACGGTGTACGCGCTGCTCGGCAAGCAGTTGAAGGAGCTTCCCCCGATCTGGACCGACATCTACTCGCGCAAGAGTTCCTCGCGCAAGTTTGAGCGGTTCCAGACGGTCACGCCGTTCGGCGACGTGCCCGAGAAGCCCGAGGGCAGCGTCTACGCCTTCGACCTGATCCGTCCCGGCTACAGCAAGGACGTGACCCCGGTCGAGTTCGGCCTCGGCTTTGAGGTCACCGAGACGGCGATGGAAGACGACCAGTTCGACGTGCTGCAGCGGCAGGCGTCGTGGCTGGCGTTCAGCGCCCGCGTCGTGCAGGAGAAGTACGCGGCGATCCCGTTCAACCTCGGCTTCTCGACGCAGCTTGCGCCCGACGGCGTCTCGCTGTTCAATACCGCCCATGTGCTCGCGGGCGGCGGCACGGCCCGCAACCGCCCGGCGACCGATGCCGACCTGAGCTACGACTCGCTCAATCAGGCGATCATCGACGTGCAGACGGACACGAAGCTGGAGAGCGGGCAGTTGGTCGCGCCCGTGATGAACTGGATCCTCTACGTGCCGCCCCAGTTGGAAATGCTCGCTGACCGCCTGCTGAACAGCACGCTGCTGCCCGGCTCGGTGGACAACGACGTGAACCCGATCAAGCGGCGTCGGAACATCCGCATCCTCACCAACCCCTACCTCACCGACGCCGACGCGTGGTACCTCGTCGCCGACGCGAAGGAAACGCACGGCCTCGTCTGCGTGGACCGCGTCGGCATCACCGCCGCGCCCGCGATGCAGGACGCCCGCACCGGCAACCGGATCTACAAGGTCCGCTTCCGGCAGGCGTGGGACGCTTTTCTCTGGCAGAATATCTACGGAACTGCTGGAGCGTAAGGGGTTAGCAACAAGGTGACGTGCAGGGCCGCGTGACACCCCTTACAGAGGCGCACGAACCAGTCGTGGTTGTCGCCCCAGTGGTGATGGTTCTGCACGTTCTCCGTCGCACCGCAGCCCTCGCACGGGCCTGCGGGTAACCGACCCAGCCGCTGTCGATAGCGCGTGCGCTTGTTGCGATGGTGCGCTGCACGCTGGCGGGCGGGCCAGTCGGTCCACGGACGGACGAGGCGCGGCTTCACGCGCACGTAGCTCTTCCGGTAGTCGCGCAGATAAGCGCGAGTGCAGGTCGAGCACCAGCCGGGCCGGTCGCGTAGGCCACCACAGCGAGAGCACGTCGGCATTTTCGCTGGAGAGAATATCACGCAGTTCAGACGAGGAGCGGGTCATGCACCACACCGGGCTATTCGCAATGGGCAGGAAGATCGTGGACTACTGCTTCCGTCCACTCGATCAGGCGGGCCTGCCCAGCTACAACACCGCCGGTCCCGTCACGTTCCTCGCGAGCGACCTGCTGCAGCGCCTCATCCTGCGCGACTGCAACGGCGCGGCGCGCTCGGACGTGACGCCGACGGCGCAGCAGATCATCGACGCGCTGACGGTCATGGGACGGCCTCCGGTGGCCGGGCACACGTTTGAGTTCGTCATCCGCAACAGCAGCGCGGCGGCGTTCGCGATCACGCTGGTCGCGGGCACGGGCGTCACGCTGTCGCCTGCCGCGATCACGGTCACGCAGAACAACGCGCGGGCCTTCATGGTCGTCGTCAACAACCCCGGCGCGACGCCGACGGTCACGATCTACTCGCTGGCGGGTGGAGCGTTCTAGTCATGGGCCTCACGGTGCCGCTGATCGACCGTCCGCTGCTGAAGGACGTGGCGGCGGGCGCATCGCCCACCTCGCCCGGCGTGGATGTCGCGGGCTGCGCGAACCTCTGCTTCTACGCGGTCGGCGCGGCAGGCGTGAGCGCGGGCGCGGTGATCATCGAGGAGAGCCACGACATCGCCTACGCGGGCGCGTGGACGCCCATCGGCGCGGCGATCACGTTCATCGTCGGCGTCGCGGTGCCGGTGCGGATCGCGGGCACCGTGAAGGCGGTGCGGGCGCGCATCACCACGCCGCTCGTCGGGGGCACGGGCAGCGTCTACATCGTCGGGCGGTAGGCGATGACGTTCGCCGACCTCTACGGCGAGGCGCTCAACCACGAACTGGGGTCGTACGACACGACCCAGTTGTTCACGACGGTGCGCCGCAAGGCCGCAGTCAACCGCGCCGTGAAGGAGTTCGCGCGGCTCGGGAAGATCTCGCTGTCGAAAGAGATCGTCATCCCCGTCGTCTCGGGCACGACCACCTACAACCTCGACACGGCGAGCGCGAACCGCTTCGTGGCGTTCGGTCGCCCGCCGCTGCGGGTGCGGCAGATCACGACGGCGACCGGCGCGAAGGCGGTGACCTCGCTCGTCGTGCGCTCGACGGCGTATCTCGATGAAGCGATGCCGGGCTGGCGCGACACGGCGTCCACGGGGTTCCCGCAGGCCATCGCGCACGACCCGGTGGACGGCGTCAACAACCTGCGCTTCACGCCGATCCCGGACATCCCGGCGAGCGAGACGTGGGAACTGGTCGTGCCCATCGCGGCCAACGCCGCCGACATGGTGCTCGACACCGAGGTGCCCTTCGACGGGCGACCGGACATCGAGCCGTTCCACTGGGGGATCGCGCATTTCGCGGCGGCGATCTTGGAGCGGCTGCGAAAGGATCCCGACGCCGAGAAGAATCAGGTGACGAAGTTTGGCGCGTACGTGGAAGACTGGACGGCGAAGAGCACGCGCCCGCCGGGGGCGCACAAGCGCGTGCTGATGCAGCGCGACTACCTCGGCGAGGTGAGCCGGGCACGCGGCGGCATCACGGTGCAGGACGACCCACGGCGATGAGCAAGATCACGCTGACGTTCAAGTGCGGGTGTCAGCAGTCGCTCGACGTGAGCGAGTCGGGCAGCGCCGAGCCGCACTGCGTCGAGCACGACTGCTGGGTGGTGTCGCGCGTGAACGCGCCGCCGCCGAGGTTTCACGGAGCGCCGGGCGTGACCGGCCCACTGGTCGAGGAGATCAAGCGATGACGACCGAACACGCAGCGCCGAAGATGGCCGAGCCGAAGCCCGAGCCGAAGGCCGAACCGAAGGCGACCTACGAGACGCGCGAAGCGATCATGGGCTGCGGGTGCCGCATCATCATGGACGCCGCGACCTACGACGCCGACGGCGCGCACTGCGCGGTCCACGACAACACCGAGGTCGTGCGCGTGATCAAGAACGCGCCGGTCGAGGTGCCCGACGCGCCCGTCGCGACGGCGAAGAACGGCAACGGGAAGAAGGCCGTGGCCGTGGCGGCGGTGAAGAAGTAGGCCGATGCCTCCCTACTACGACGCGGCGCAGAACTACCAGACCCAGCAGCGGCAGGACAACCAGTCGAAGCTGCTGTCGCCCTACATGACGAACAGTTCGGCGGGCAACCCGTCGGGCAGCTACGGCAGTAGTGGCGGTGCTCAGGCGGGTGCCTACGGCACCCCCGCGCCGACGTACGGGCAGCAGAAGCAGCAGCAAGGGCAGCAAGTGCAGGGCTACCGTGCGCCGACGGGCTACCCGACCTACAACGCGCCGCAGCAGCAGGGCTACAACTACCCGCAGCAGACGCAGCAGCAAGCGCCGCCGTCGTTCCGCCTGCCCGGTGGCGGGACCGACCAGCAGGCGATGACGAACTACTACTCGCAGCCGCAGGGCTACCAGAACCCGAGCAACCCGCCGCCGCAGACCGGCTACCCGCTGCTGCCCCAGAATCAGGGCGGCGGCGACATGATTCACACCGAGCGGCAGGGCGACTGGGACGTGACGAGCGGGGGGTTGGCGGGGTCCGTCTCACGCCGAAATATCCGCACGGGCGAGCAGCAGTACTACGACTGGCGCTCGCAGCAGTGGGTGTCGGGCGGCGGATACGTGCAGCAGCAGCCGGGGCAGCAGCCGGGCCAGCCGGGGCCGCAGCAGTCGCAGCAGCCGGGCGGCATGGGCGCACCGCCGCCGAACCACGACACGAACGGCTACCAGTCGCCGCAGGTCGTGCAAGCGCCTGCCTCGCGTTACGCGATGCCGGGCTGGGACAACGCGAAGTGGAACGACCTGAACAATCAGGATCCCAAATACGTCGTCGGGCGCATCCTGAGCAACCTGCCGGGCCGCACCGACCAGATGGGCGCGGCGGTGCAGCGGATCCAAGCCGCGTATCCCGGCACGCAGCAGGTCGGCAACGGCGACATCAGTATCCCCGGCGTCGGCGTCATCGACATCCTGATGGGCGCAGGCGCGGGCGGGCGCGGCTGGTGGTGGGGCGCAGGGCAGGCGGGCGGCGGTGCGCCGCAGGCGAAGTCGCCCGCGCAAGGGGCGGGCGGGGATCCCTACGCGCAGTTGATGCAGATGCTGACATCGCCGCAGCCCCCGGCGGGCTACGCGCAGCCGCA